AACGTTGTAAGATACCATCATCTAAGTCTACACAAGTCTGTCGATAGTTTGCTCTAGCTGACATATAGACAGCACGTTTCAAACCTTCGAAGTCATCAAGGTATTTACCCCAATCTACTTCAACTAGGTTGCAGAAACTCTTGTTTCCTAACAAAATTTCCGCGCATGGATTAACTCCTTTAAAATGTGGAGCGCGTTTGAGAGCGGCTTCAGCATTAATGAAGGCAGGTTCAGAACCACCAGCTTCAACCATACGGTCAAAGATGTAGGCTATCTCCCACTTCGTAGGCTTCTTAAAGAACAACAATGAGTTATTAGATTGTTGTCTATGAGCGTTATCATGTAACCAGAAATCTTTCTTAGCTGATATGAATTCATCAACTTCGATATCATCTACAGGCATTACTGCAATCTCTGCAGAACGTCTTGAAGATAATGTAGTTCCCATATGGTTCAGTAGGTCTAAGATATCCATGCGTGTCAGTAGCTGACCTGCACGTTTGTTCATGATGTTACATATCTTTTTAAGTGCGATGTGTAGTGTATCATCGCCAGAACTAATCCAACCGTAACCCTTTAACCTAGTACCTGCGGGTCTGATTTCTGTATAGTCTAAGATGATCTTATCTACAGGGTCTTTCAGTGCCATGATTTTACCCAAAGCTTTAGCCCATGCTTTCGCGCTATCGCCTATGGTTAATCTATAGATACGATAACCTTCTTCAGTAGTTCTCAGTTCTACTTTGTTATCTTCAGTACCACGATCTGTACGAGTTGAACGCCATGTCTCTACTTCAATATTCTTAGCGAAGCCATTGAGTGTACCGACGATAGGTTCGAAGCCTACACCACAGCCTTGTAGCAATAACCAGAACGCATCAACTACATCGTGTACGGTTTCAATACGTCCAAAGCTACAGTTGAATTGAGATGCTTCATGCTTCTTAGCTACATCAGTACCACCTAGCCATAAGGTACGACCAGACGTTGTAGCTTTCCTACTGAGCATAAGCTCACGGAATTCGTTAAGCTCACCTAGTTCACCTTGGTTAAGCTTCTCAGCTTTACTCCGCTCCCATAGCCATTGCTGGTGTCCTATGACACGTTCAACAGTTTGTTCCCATGTCTCAAATATAGTGCCTTCATCATTGAGGGGTCTATTATATGTGCGTCTTGTAACAACGCTTGCTCTTATATCTGTCATCTATAGTCACCGTTTCCTTTAAGTACCCCACGCTCTTTTCGATCTGAGAGTTTCGCTAAATTATTTTCTGCTAATGTTTGTAATGTTGTGTTGTGAACCCGTGCCAGTTCACTAACGAACCAGAGTACATCACCTAGTTCACTAAGGACTTCACCCCTTGGGTACACACCATCCTTGCGGTAATACTTTGCTACCTTGCCATTCAGCTCACCAACCTCAGATGATAAGCCTAGTGTTAAATACTCCAGTGCATGTTTAGTTGGGTACACGGCTGTCTTCTCAGCACCATCTTGGTACTGATTAAGTGTCAATTCTTTTGTCATTATTTGCTCACGTATTGTTTAAGTTCTGTGTAGCCACCAACATGAACGCCAGTGTCTGTGAATATTTGTGGTACGGTTTTGTGACTTGTCTTTAAGAGCAACGTCTTTAACCAAGGTTCTGCTTCGAGATATGTAACCTCGAAGGGGATGTCTTCTTTCTCTAAAAGGTTGATAGCCTCTTTACAGAAGGTGCATGATACGGTGGATATAACTTGGTACTTACCACTCATAGCTCGTCCATACCTGTAAGGAGATTAAGCCGCATCTCAGCGTACCTAATCACCTTATATAAATCTGTAGCTTCGCTATCTTGTGGGGTCATACCTTCATAATGTTTGTAACCAGCACGTACTGCATACTTAACAATGTTACCTACATGGAAAGGTAGGTCATTACGCATTATGAATTCGATTGGTTCAATAGCATACTGAGTATAATGGGCAGGTTTATTTACTAGGTCGGGGGTGTCCATAGGATTACCTTTCTTGTTTTGAAATCGTAGTTGTCTGCACGGCAGATACGAGCGACACGCGCTTGTGTAAGTGCAACCAATTCATTGAGGTTTTGTTTTGCGTATGCTTTAACTACTGCGTCCCACATCTCGGCCACGGTTTCACAACCGTCGAGAATTTTTTCTGCAGTTTTTGGGCCACATCTAGGCAGACCTTTATACCCATCGACAGCATCACCTGTGAGTGTCTGCATCATATGAAAGTAATCAGCTTCACGTACTGATACTATGCGTATCCGTTCATCTTTAGCTGGGTTGTATAGGTGACACGGTATTGTATTTAAGTCTTTATCTTCTGACACAACAATACAATCAGGCTCATTGGTTGCAGTAATACCTAATAGGTCATCTGCTTCCATAGTATCTACCATGATACCATCCATCTCAGTCATAATATATTCACGCAAAGCTTTTAGTATTAGAGGTTTGCGTGTATTCTTACGATTAGATTTATACTCAGGCAGTACATCTTTACGCCAGTTGTCAGTATGGGTTAGATACATAACAACCTCACCTTCACCTAAATGATTGGTCACTTGGTGTAGATAGTTCTTTATATAATCAATGCCCTCATGCTCATAGGCATGTAGTGTCCACATACCATCGCCCCAATCAATAGGACGCTCAACACTTGAGGCCGCTTTGAATGCAACAATGTCTGCATCTATTAGATACTTCATTGTAACTTACCCCCATCGAATGCCATTAGGTCGGCCTTCTGATCTTGAGGTGACATGATTGATAAACATATCAGAGCCGCGTCATGAACTATGTTCTTCATGGCTTCATCTTTAACGCCATCATGTGCTGTAGCTAGTGCTACAATACATTGTGACATCGATGTAAATATTACTAATTCATTGTCCATCTGTTAGTGCCTCCCATGATGTAGGATAAAGTGCTTCCATTTGCTCACCGAGTAGTTCGGCAAAGTCTCTGGTTTCTTTTTGTGTGTCGGGTTTAATTCGGAGATTGTAGACGCGAGACCAGAACAATAATGAACCTGTCCATACCCACTCAGTTAAAGCCCCTTGCGGAAGGATTGCCCTTGCTTGTTCAGCACAAATTCCAACGGCTATCATCTTGTTATATGTAGCAATCGCATCAATGCAGATGTCGTGATAGTCTTCTACAAATTCTTCTGAACGCCTGTGTGGTTCTGAACTAGAACCTTGCTTCACATCGTCAGTGCCAGCTCTAAAGAACTCTGGCTTCCAGTAGATAGGATTAGATTTTATGTACCGTCTACTAACTTCATTCCATGTCCCGCCGACTTGGTGTTTTGCAAGTTGTCTGCTAACAAAGATAGGAGCTGTACATCTGAATGTAGCTACAGGATGTGAGAAGGGATGGTAATGTTTTTCCCTAGCTAGAAATTTTATAAGTCTTTCGTTCTGGTGTTCACCGTACTGGTCGGCTTGTTTGTTAAACGAAACACGGGCGGCATCGACTACAAGTTTGTCGCAACCCATGTTGTCTATGTAAGATACTTCAATCATAGTAATCCTTAATGGTTAGTTTTAATGAAATTAGGTTCGTTGTATGTGTGAACTTCGCGGTGACAGTTGGAGCATAGAAGAAAGCATTTGTCTGCTTCAGCTATTAGGTTATCCATACTGCGTTGCATGTTAGCTTGACTGACCTCAAAGACTTTTAAGGAGCGGTCATAATGATGGAACTCGAATACGTTCTCATGGAATGTATTGTCACACCGTTCACACTTGCCGCCCTTGTAGGCAACAAGTTCTCGTTTACGTTCGCGTACTTTCTCACGCGCTCTAATTGAATTGGGATTGCTAGTGCGTGTCTGCCCAATTGTTGCCGACTTTGTATTCTCCAGTGATAGGTACTCTGAACTTGAAGTGTTCTCCAGCGAGTTGAAAAGATTTAACTGCTTGCTTTCCGACATGATCAGCTATCTCCTCTCTTGCTATAAGTTGAACTTCATCATGGACGTGAGCTACTTGCGCCCAATCCTTGCCCCATATGTAACCGTTACTGGTTAGATTTTCATAAAGGATTACTGTGGCTTGCTTCGCGATTAGCGAGCCAGCCCCT